TCCGTCCCCCCGAGGAGATGGCGGCCTTTATAGCCGGGAAAGCCCCTTTTGTTTCAAGGCTCTGTTGGTCGCAGGCCCGATGAGCGGCATTCTGTGACAGCGTGCCGCACGGAGGGCGCTTCCTGTAGCGGCGCAAAAAGTTTGGCGGCACCTGCCGGAAAGTTTGGCGGCACCCTGCATTTCAGAGGCTCCTGCGGTCCCGCACCGTCCTGACAGCCGCCGGGGACCGCAGGGCGAGACGGCGGCTGAGCCCGCTCCGGGCGTCCGAAACCGCCTCGGCCGACCGCCCCTCGACAGCTCTTCGAACGAGGTTCGTACCCGAACCGCATCCCCTCGCGTCAACGCCGATCGACAGGCATCTGGGCCAGCTCGCGGTCATGCCGGCCCCTGACCAGGTCGGGCCACGGCGCGACCGAGGGGATGGCCCGCCAGCCACGGGGCGGGGGTGCCGTCGAGCACAGCGCTGAGAGACGTGTACGCATACGCCGCCGCCAGGCTGCAAACCCCGTTACCGGCGAGCCGCTGTCGGTCCATCCACCCGGCCATCCCTGGAGCATCTCGCCCAAGCGTGGGTTCAAGCTCCGGGCGAGCAGCGAGCAGCCGGCGCCAGGCCTGGAAGTCCCGAGGTCCCGGCGCGAAATCCGGTACGACCAGATCGCCGCCGCCATCGGCAGGGTGACCTGCGTGCCCATCCGCGCGGCCGGCCGCCAGACGTGACGCCCTCTCGCGCGCAGCGTGTGGATGCGGCCGGCGTGGCCGTAGACGGTCGGCGTGGGCCAGAACGAAGAGCCGCTTGCGCTCGTGTGCAGCGCCCACCTCGCCCGCCGAAAAGACCCCCGCTGCAAATCGGTAGCCCAGCCGGCGAAGGTCCCGGGCGACCAAGGGAAAGCCGAAGGTGAGGTGCGCCGCGACGTTCTCGAGGAGCAGCTCGGCCGGCCGCGCCTGGCCGACGATCCGCGCGACGTGAGGCCAGAGGTTGCGCGGATCGTCGAAGCCGCGCCGGCTGCCGTTCGTCGAGAACGGCTGGCAGGGGTAGCCCGCCGTGAGGACGTCGACGCGGCCGCGCCAGCGACGGCCATCGAAGGTGCGGAGATCGTCGAACACCGGCGCGCGGTGCAGGCAGCGATCGCGCATGCGCGCCCTGAGGACGGCGATCGCCGCCGGCGCGCGTTCGACATAGGCGACGGTGCGGTAGTCCGGCCGGGCGATCGCGAGCCCGAGCTCGAGGCCGCCGGCGCCGGCGCAGAGCGCCAGCCCACGGAAGGACGCCGGCATCTCACGACGCCCTCGGTTCAACGGTCTGATCGGTCGATCGGCTGAGCATCCGAAGTCTCCTTCGACGCTCGCCGGCGTTCCTGTTCGGGGATCGGGTCCCTGAAGCGGTTGAGCGCCCCGCAGCGGGGGCACTTGATCTCTATATCGGAGGCGATGCCTCGAAACAACAAACGGCGGCATCTGCAGCGCCGCTCCTCCAGAGTCGACAGCATGACCGTACTCGTGCTGACTCCGCGTTCCGGTGATCGCCGGTGGCGGGATGGCCGTAACTAGGCCGGTTGCGGTCATGCGCGGTCCGACCGCGCGGTTCGCACCGTTGGCGCGGTGCGGCCCCCGCCGATTGCGGAGGAGGTTTCCATGCAGACGCTGTTGGCGGCAATCGACGACATCAAGGCGCGATGCGAAGTGGCGAGAGAAAGCCCTTCGGATGACACGTTGCGAACGGTACTCATACTGTCCTTGGACACCGATGCTTGGCCGTTCCAAGTCACGAAGGGAGTGGACGGCGCCCATGGCCCGCGCATCGAGGACGCCCGAGGAGCAGCGCAAATGCTGCGTGGCGGCCTGGCCGCGTCGCCCATGGCCTATAGAGCGATGGTCGACCAGCTCATCGTCGCTCTGAACAACCTGCGACGTGCCCTGCAGAGTGCGAGCGGCACATAGCCCATGTGCAACCTCTACACCATGCGCCTCTCTCGCGATGAGGTCGCCGGCCTGATGCGGCACTACAAGCTGGTCGGGAAGGAATGGGCCGAGGTGGTCGGCGGCCAGAACGACGCCACCAACATCTACCCGAACTACCCGGCGGCCGTCGTCGTGGTGCGGGACGGCAAGCGCGTCGTCGAGACGATGCGCTGGGGCTTCCCGCCGCCGCCCTTCGTGGGCGGCAAGGCGCCCGTGACCAACATCCGCAACACCGCGTCGAGCTACTGGAAGCCCTGGCTCAAGAAGCCCGAGCAGCGCTGCATCGTGCCGGCGACCGCCTTCTCCGAGCCCGACCGCCATACGGCGAAGCCCGTGCAGTTCCGCTGGTTCAAGCGCGCCGACGGCGAGCCCTTCTTCTTCGCTGGCATCTGGCGCGAGTGGGAGGGCGACCGCGGCACCAAGGCCAAGCCGAACGTCGGCCGGCACAAGCTCTTCTCGTTCCTGACCACCGAGCCGAACGGCATCGTCGAGCCGATCCACAACAAGGCGATGCCCGTCCTGCTGATGACGCCGGCGGACGTCGACCGCTGGCTCACGGGCACGCTCGAGGAGGCGCTGGAGCTGCAGAAGCCGGCCGACGACCAGGCGATCGTGTTGCTGCCGAAGGAGAAGAAGGCGGCCTAGAACGCGCCATAGTGGTTCAGCATGCCGATGCACCATTGCGCCCGCGGCGTGTCGAACCTCGGCTCCAGCATCCGCAGCGCCTCGACCATGTCGAAGCCGAGCTGCTCGGCCCGCCGCAGCCGGGCGGGCAGCCCCGTCGCGACCGCCGCCGTCACCATGTCGGCGCACTCCTTGAGATGCCGGCGCGACGCCTCCGCGCTCTGCCGCCGCTCCTCCCACGGATCGTAGGGCGTCGCATGCGCCTCCAGCCAGATCTGCATGGCATGCGCCTGCTCGCCCGATCGGAAGAGGTAGCGCACCGCACTGTCGAGCTTCGCCTGGGCGGTGAGGTAGTCGCCGGCCGAGATCGCCGCCGCGGCGGCGTGCTCGCGCTCGCATTCGCCCGGTCGCCGATGGAAGCGCACCTGCAGCTCCGCGCCAAAGGGATAGGCCCGTTGCTTCGTCGAAATCCTCGTCTCGCCTTTGCGCCGCATGATGCCGAGTCATATCGTCGGCCGGCGGCTGCGCGCCAGAGCCTGCACATGCAAGCACCGACCGATTTTTCGCACCACATCTGGTCATCGCCGCATCCGCCGCCATCGCTGCCACGGCGCGCCAGGCGCACGCTTGACCCTCGGCGGCTCGGCTCGCAGGCGATCGAGGGCAGCCTCGCTCAGGTACTCGGTCTCCATCAACCCGCAAGCGCCGCGGCCGTTGCAGTACCAGCTCACGAACCAGACGACGCGCTTCCCGCGGCGCGTGAAGTTGCAACCCCAATCGTACTGGACGCCGCCACATCGCCGGCAGCGCCGCTGCGCCCGGCCATCGCAGTCCCCACCGTTGCGAAAGTCGCGATGAGCGACGTAGGTGCCGCGCTCGAGATCATCGAGGGCGGTCACGGCGCGGCCTTCGCGAACAGATCGTCGGCCGCCCTTCGAGCATCGTTCGAAACGGGCGTCGGCAAGGGGTGAGCGACGGCGTCGAGCTGGTAGGCCGCCTGCAGCTCTGCGAGATAGAGCGCGGCCTTGGCGACGATCGGGTTCGGGATCTGCCGGCGGAACAGATAGACGAGCGAACAGACGCAGGCGCGCTCCCTGGCCGAGATCCTGCCCGACGCCATGTCGAGCAGGTTGCCCATGTTGCGGGCGAAGCGCCTGGCGAACGAGGCGATCGGGAAGCTGCAGCGCCGCAGGTGCCCGATCAGGAGACGGTCGGTCTCCGTGAGATCGAAGCGCTCAACCGGCTTGCTGGCCATCGAGCCTCTCCCGCAGGACCTTCACCGCGCCCTTGAAGCCCTCCTCGACGCCGGCGAGTTCCGCCTCGGTGCGGCACATCAGCAGCGCCACGTGCGCCGTGTTGTAGGCCCGGCTCGCCGCCATGTCGGCGCTCCAGATGAAGGCGTCGCGCACGCCGGCCATGCGCTGCAGGGCGCACGCCTTCTCATGGTCGAGCTCGGGCTCGCTCAGCCGGGTCGCGGGATCGACGAAGCTCATGCGATCGGCCCCGTGCGCGTGCCGACATTGTCCCACACGATGTTGGCGTTGCCGGTCACCGCGTGGCCTGCAGCACCGCCGCCGCCGTTGCCCGCCCCGAAGTCGGGGTTGCCGTTCGTGCCCGGCTGGCCCGGCTGGCCGTAGCCGCCGCCGTCGCCGCCGTTGCCGCCGCTGCAGGTGTGGTCGAAGACGAGGATCGGCCCGTTCTCGTCGTTGCCGACCGTCTCGTAGACGTCCTGCGTCACCCCGGCGCCACCGCCGCCGGGCCCGCCCGAGCTGCCGTTGCCGCCGTTGCTGCCCGGCGCGCCGGTGCCCGTGTAGCCCAGGCCGCCCGGCGCATTGTTGAAGCCCGCGCCGCCGCCGCCGCCGCCGGCGGCCGAGTGCCCCGAATTGCCGCCGCCGCCGCCGGCGCCGCCGCCGCCGCGGATCGTGCCGCCGGTGTTGTCGATCCTGAGCGGACCGCTCGACGCATCGAGCGCCGTGCCGCCGTTGCCGCCGCCGGCCGAGAAGTTGCCGCCGGCGCCGCCCGCGCCCGAGATGGTGCCCTGGTTGACCAGGATGGGCTGGTAGCCGCCGGGCCAGGTGCCGCGGATCAGCGCCGGCAGCCCCGTGCCGGTGGCGTACACGTGCACGCCCGGATCGATCACGATCGTGACCTGCTGGCCCGCCGTGCCGGTGTAGCCGTTGGCGTCGGCGAGCGCCCGAAGGTTGAGGTTCGCCGTGTTGGCCGCGACGTGGATCTCCAGCGGCCCGGCCGGCGCGCCGACGCCGCCCTCGCCGCCCTCGCCGGGCAGCACCTCGTCGGGGATCGGATCGTGCATGGCGGGATCGTCGTCCATCGCCTCGATCCGCGCGTGGCTGTCGCCGATCGGCCGCACCGACATGACGAGCAGGTTGGCGGCATAGTCCTCGCCGGGGCCGAACTGGATGAAGGTCCGCTCGCGGTCGCCGCCGGTGAAGATCTGCGGCAGCTCGCCCTCGCCGATCCGGATCTGCATCGGCTCGCCGTCGACGGGGAACGCCTCGAAGGCGCCGCTCTTGTCGCCGAAGCGGTTGCGGATCGCGACGTAGTGCTGCACGCCCTCGGTGAACGCCATCGGCTCGTTGAGCGTGGCGATGCGCGAGTTGCCGCCGAAGGCCACGATCTCGGCCGACTGGCCGTAGCGCGGCACGTCGTGCGTCAGGCTGATCGGCGCACCGAAGCGCGTCATCAGCCCTTCCATCTCGGTCTCCCAGGTCAGCACCCGGCGGCGCAGATAGTTGCCGCGCATCCAGTTCCACAGCACCGCCCGCCCCTGCGGCCTATAGGTGACGCCGTGGAGCTGCAGGTTCGACGGATTGTCCTGCGGGCTGTCGTCGTAGGCGACGGTCGCGGTGACCTGCTTCCACGACTTGGTGTCCATGTAGGTGCCGACCAGCGCGTCCGCCGTCTGCTCATCGACCATCTTCCATTCGCACTTGAACGAGCCCTTGCGGATGTTCTGCATCGAGAACATCTGGACCGGCACGCCGTCGTGCGGCACGTCGCGCACCAGGTGGACCCTGCCGGCCTGCGGGACCACCTGGCCGATCACGGCACGGCCGACCTTCGACAGGGCTTCGAACGTCGTTTGCGGCTGGTCGAAGACGAAGTCGAACGTCCAGTTGTCGGCCGCGAATTGGTCTCTGTGGGCGTACAGCTCGGCGAGGGCGATGCGGTCGTCGGCGAGGCGCCCGCCGTTCGCCGTGCGCGCGATGTGGGCGAAGGCGTCGCAGGGATTGCGCGTCGCCGCCAGCACGGTGCCCATCCGGCCCGCCACGTCGTCCCACGTCGGCAGCTTGCGCGTGGCGATGAAGTTCACGCGGCGGCTGGTCTGGCCGTTGATGTCGCCGTCGACCTTCATCTTCACGCCGACCACCGTCATGCCGTGATAGCGGCGGAGCGTCGTGAGCCGGCCGCGCATGCCGATCCAGTCGGCCTGGTGCCCCGCCTGGATGTCGTTGTCCTTGAGGTCGGTGCGACGGAGCCGGATCTGCCAGCGGCCCGCGGCCACGTCGAAGCCGTCGGTCCAGCGCAGCAGCTCGCGCGACGTCGCCGTCTTGACGATGGCGCCGAGCGTGAAGGCGGCGCCGACCGTGGCGCCGTCGTCGTCGATCTGCTGCGCCTCGACCTCGACGGTGATGGTCATCGCGTTGAGGCCGCCGGTGGCCGTGTTGAACTTCCACAGCCCGCGCACGGCGGCGAGGTCGATCTCGATGTGGTCGATCGTGGTGCCGGACGGGTTGGCGGCGAACGGCCCCTTCCAGGGCGAGCCGGCGGCGCTGTCCGGCAGCTCGACCTGGGCGAGGTCGCGGCAGAGCAGCAGGCGCGGGTCGCAGATGGCGATGTCGGGGTCGGCCCCGGGCTCGATCTTCTCCCATTCGATCGACGAGAAGGAGCTGAACGGCGTGTCGCCCAGCCGCTGCTCCTCGATCTCGAGCTCGCCCATCGACAGGCCGAGATGCATGTGCAGGTACTGGTAGTTCCCGACGAACCGCGAATACGGCTCCATGACGAAGTCGGGGTAGATCTGATGGCGGCCGATCAGCTCCGGGATCGGCTGGCCGAGCCGCGCGACGTTGCCCTGCGCCTGCGCCGAATAGGTGGGCGAGGTCGGCGTCGAGGCGACGCCGCCGTAGCTCTGCTGCATCATCGGCGTCGCCGCCGGCGGCGGCTGCACGAACAGCGACGTGATGCCGTAGGCGATTGCGCTGAGCGCCAGGCCCACGCCCGCCGTGACGAGCGCCGCGCCGAGGCTGCCGGCGGCGAAGCCGAGGGCGGCGCCCAGCATCGGCCCGACGACCGGCACCGCGATGGCGACGGCGATCGCCAGGATCGCGCCCAGCGGATTGGAGCCGCCCTGGCCGCCGGCCGGCAACGCGCGGAAGTAGACGACGTCGAGCGGGCCGATCATCGTCGTCGACCAGTCGCGGCGCAGCACCGGCCGGCCGTTGAGCTGCACCAGCGTCGGCTGGACGAACACGCGCAGGCGGCGGCCGCCGACCTCCCGCACCACGGTGCGGCGGCGCTGGGTGCGGCGCACGAAGCGGCCGATCGACTGGACCCGCTTCAGCTTCACGACCTCGTGCTGCATCGGATCGAAGGCGTTCGGGAAGATGACGGCGGCACCCATCAGCGCACCTCCCCGGCCGGGCGGTAGCAGCCGAGGATCTTCCAGCCGTGATCCTTCAGCACGCTCGACGGGCTGCACACCGACCCCGCCCCCTGCAGGCAGTGCAGCACCGAGCCGCGCGCGACGTCGGCGACCCAGACGCCGACATGGCTGGGGTGGCGGAGCTGGGAGAGATAGACGGCGTCGCCCGAGATCGGCCGATCGACCGCGACCCAGCCGAACGCGCCGGCCCAGCTCGTCAGGGCGCGCGCCTGGCCGAGCCGCGTCGGCGGCGAGGACCAGGACGGCAGGTCGCGCCCGAACCGGACCCGCTGGACGTGGCGCAGGAAGAACCAGCAGTTGAAGGCGCGCGGCCCCTCGCCGTCGTGGGCATAGGGCAGGCCGATGAAGGGCAGCGACCAGTGTTGCCCGTTCATCGGCCGAGCAGCCCGGGGAATTCCGACGCGGTATAGAGCCCGCGCGGAAACGTGGCGCGCAGGTCGACCGGCACCCGCGCCCGGGCGCGCAGCGCATGGGCGTCGCCCTCGGCGTTCGACAGCGTGAACTCGTCGGGCGGCAGGCGCTGCGGCACGGTGAGGTCGCTCGCCAGGTAGACCCTATAGCAGGCGACGATCTTGGTCCGCGACTTCACGGCCCGGTCGAGGTTCTGGAAAATCTCCCGCGTCACCGCGTCGATCGCCAGCTCCATCTCGGGCGACGGTGCGTTCTCGATCGGCGGGAAGGTCAGCTCGAAATAGACGCCGATGAAGGTCACGGCCTCGCCGCCGCGCACCGGCGCGCTCGCCTCGATGGTCGCGACCAGGTCCTTGCCGTTCAGCACGACCCACGCCGAGTCGGGCAGGCCGTCGTCGCCGACGAACGAGGGGTGCCGGATCTCCAGCGTGTGCACGACGGCGTCGTTCACCGGCGCCAGCGCGTAGGCTTCCCGGATCGCCTCGGAGTAGACGGGATCGGTCACGGATCGATCTGCAGCGCGTTGCCGCGGACGAACAGGTCGTCGACGCCGGCCTCGTCGTAGCCCACCGTGGGGTGCGTCAGCAGCGAGACGAGCGTCGTGCTGGCGCGCGGGATCGGGTCGAGCCGCTCGAACGCGATCTGCACCAGCTCCCGGGTCGCCGGGTCGGCGATCGCCGCGATGACGTCGAGCACTGCCTGGTGCTTGTTGTCGACCTTCAGGATGGCGTGCGCCTTCCAGTTGGCGATCGAGGGTGGCACGCGGGGCTTCGTCAGCTCGGCGACGATTGCCGGATCGTCGGCGTAGTAGGCCTCGCACGGCCCGGCCGGCCGCGTGCTGCCGTGGCTGCGGATCGACCCGTCAGCGTTCTTGACGACGAAGAGGACGGGCCTGGTGGCGGCGATGATTTCTTGTTCGGTGAGCATGGCTACCTCCGCGACCAGGTGAAGCCGTTTGTGACGCAATTGTATTGATCGATGGTCATTGCCGTCTGGCAGCGCGCGGCGATCTTGCCGTCGGCGCTGGTCCGCAGGTCCATATGGGCCATGGCGACCACCACGCCGACGGCATATCCCATGTTGGCCGCGCCACCATTCGAGCCATCCGCCGTGACCGCGACGTCGGTCTCTCCCACTCGCGCGATGCGAATATTCGTGCCGGTGGTGCTGTCGTAGATCTGGATCGTGACCTTCGCGAGCACGGAAAAAGTCTTCGGCACGCGGATCGCGTCGGTCCGCCTGGCGTTGGTCAACAGATTGCTATGAAAGAAATCCGAGGTTGGCGAATTCCACCAGAACTCCAGTCCGCCACCGGCCGTCTCGTAAGTCGTGAAGGGCGCGATCGCGCCGGCGACGCGCTGGATGAAGCCGAACTGCCGCTTCTTGGTGAAGCCGTCCGGCAAGGTCGGCGCCGTATCCTGCTTCTCGGCGAAGACGCGGCTTTCCCCCGTCGTCGGGTTCTTGATCGCCCACAGCGCATAGTCGTAGTTGCCGATCGCGGCGGCCGGGCCGAGCATGCCAGTGGGCGTCGCGCCGTTGTCGGCCTCGGCGGCGACGTCGAGCTGCTTGGTGGTGGCCGCGATCGCGATCCACTCGGTGCCGTCGTCCGACATGCCGCCGCCCGCGACGATGTCGATGTCATTCGTCGGATCGGTGGCGTTGTTGGCGTAGGTGAGGCCGAAGATCGTGCCCGTGAAGGGCGAGACGTATTGGAGACCCAGCACCGCGACCGCTCGCGCCATGAGCACCGAGCCATCTGTGCCGACCGGCACGCGCTCGGCGGCCGATCCGTCATGCCCGTATAGATCGCCCTTGGCGCTCACCGGCGTCGTCGCATCGACGCCCTTGGCGGCGAGCTTCGTCCACTTGCCGGCGTCAGGGGCGAAGGTGGCGGCCGTCACGTGGCCGGTGTTGCAGAAGTAGCTCTCGCCCAGGTAGATCACCGCCGTCGCCGGCGGCCCGACGACCGCATTGAGCCCGGACACCCACGGCACCGGCGGCGTGAAAGGCACGACGCCGGCCGCCGCCGCAGCGGCGGCCTCGGCGGTGATGCGGGCCAGCGTCTTCGCGTCGCCGGCATCGGTCGCGACCAGCGAGGTCGGGCCGGCGGCCGGGCCGTGCACGACGGCGTCGAGCTTGGCGGCGTCGGCCTGCGCCAGGGCGACGGCGGCGGCGAGATCTTCGGCAATGGTGGGCATGGGCGCGTGTCCTCAATCGGGCCAGAGCTGGGTTTCGACGAGCGTGTGGAAGGCGGCCATCGCCGCGAGCAGCGCGTCGGCCGTATCGTTCGCCAGGAGTGCCATGACGCCCGGGTCGAGCATCGGCCGCTGGCGCGTTTCGAGCACGCAGGCCACGCGCCAGTTGCCGCCCGGCAACAGGTCGTCGTCGAGCTTGCCCTCCTTGACCCGCGCCTCATGGTTCGCGAGGCCGATCGCGGCCAGCAGCTCGATGTTGAACCAGGCCGCGCCGTCCGCCGCGTCGTAGTGGAACCAGCTGTCGAACACCATGTATTCGGCGGCCGTGAACTCGAAGACGACGGGATAGTCGGACGGGCTATCGATCGTGCGCCGGCGCTGGCGGGCGTGGCCGTCTTCCTTCTCGGTGCGCAGGATGTTCGGCCGGCGGCGCAGGCCGTAGCCCGGCACCAGCGGCAACGGCAGCGTGCGCGGATAGTCGATGGCGGTCGTCACGAGCGCCCCACCGTCTGCAGGCCGAACGTGCCCTTGAGGGCGCTGGAGAGCGCGCCGCGATCGCGCGCCACGTTCTCGGCCATCCGCCGCTCCGCCATCTCGACGATGACGTCGAGCCGCGGCGCGCCATCGGGCCCGACGCCCTGCTCGGCGCGGATCGTCGTGCCCTTGTCGGTCTTGTCGATCAGCCGGACGTCGAGCTTGAGCACCGGCATGCCGCCGCGGCCGAGATTGCCGCGGTGGCGCGGATCGTCGGCGGTCAGCACCTCCTCGCCGCGCTCGAGGACGGTCGGCACCTCGTTGGCGCCCAGCCCCGGAATTCCGCCGGAGATGCCGCCGCCGTGCAGGCGCGGCGCGCCCTGCCAGGCCGAGAGGGGCAGGACGCGCGTCGGCACGCCCCCGTCGCCGGCGACGCCGCCGGCGTGATAGGTGTAGCCGGTGCCGGTGCCGATGCCCGGCACGTTGAAGCCGCTGCTCCCGCCGCCGAACATCCCGCCGAGCCAGTCGCCGATCCCCGACAGCGCCGAGCCCGCCGCCTTCGCCAGCGGCCCGGTGATCGCCTGCCGCGTCGCCACCCGCACCAGGTCGGCGATCACCGAGTTGGCGAACTGGTTGAAGTTGAACGATCCCGTCATGGCGAACTGCACGACGGCGTCCTCCGCCGTGCGCATGCCCGACGCGATGCCCTCGCCCGCCGCCCGGCCGGCGTTCGTCGCCTCGTCGGCATAGCGACGCAGCCCGGCGATCATCCCATCCGTCGCATCGCGGCTGCTTTCCAGCCGTTGCTGCTCGTACTGCCGGGTCGCTTCGGCCACGGCGCGCGGGGTGAGGACGCCGGTCCGCTCCAGCTCGGCGAGCTGGGCCATCTGTTGCGCGTAGGCCGTGTCGGGATCGAACTGCGCGTTGAGCTGGTTGGCCGCCCGCCGGCGGTCCAGCTCGAGCTGCTTGCGGGAGAGCTCGTCGTACTTCGCGATCTGCCGTTCGGCCGCGGCGACGATCGCCACGCTGCCCGACGCCTCGGCCTGGGCGCGCAGCTCGGCCGCGAAGGCGGCCACGCGGTTGACGCGCTCGGCCTCGCGCGCCGCCTCGACCGACTGGGCTTCGGCCGCCGTCAACCGTTCGAGCGCCGCGATCTCCTCGCCGTAGGCGCGGTTCTTCTCGGCGGCGGCGGCGACCGTGGCCGCCGCCTGCTTCTCGAGCTGCTGCCGGGCGACGGCGCCGGCGGTGCCCGGTGCGATCTGGCCCTGGCTTTCGGCGACGCCCGCCGCGCCGATCGCCGCGGCGCGCAGGCCCTCGGCCCGGCTCCTGCCGTAGGCGTCGGCGACGCGAAGGGCGGCCTGCGCCTCCTCGCCCAGCAGCGCGATCTGTTCCTGCGTCTGCGAGGCGAGCTGCTGGGCGACATTGGCCCGCGCCTTCTCGGCGAACTCGATCAGCGCCGCGCCCTTGAGGCCCGCCGCCTCGCCCTGCTTCAACGCCGCCTGGAAGGCGCGCTCCAGCGGCTGCAGGTGCGGCGGCAGCTTGGCGATCTTCTCCTCGATCACCTGGTCGATGTGCAGCTTCTCGGCCGTCGTGTTCAGCGCGGCGAGCTGGCCGTCGATCGTCTGGATCGCCTCGCGTGCCGCCTTGGCATCCTCCGGCGACACCAGGCCGTTCTGCAGGTAGCCCGAAAGCTTCTCCCGATCGGCGAGCAGCTTGCGCCGCTGCAGCTCGACGGTGTTGAGCGCCGCGACGGTGTCCTGCGCCGCCTTCTTGACGCGCTCCGTCTCGGCCTGCACCGACTGCGCCTGCGCCGCCGCCTGCTGCTCGGTGGCGCCGGCCGTCTGGGCGCGCAGGTTGGCGACGTTCGCCTGCAGGTCCTTGACCAGCGCGTTGGCCTTGTCGATCTCGGCCTGGATCCACGGCTTCGCCTCGGGGCGCGCCGCGCCGTGCTGCTCGCGGAGCTGTGCGAGCCGCGCCTCGGCGACGCGCAGCGACTCCTGGGCGTCGGCGACGTCCTTGGCGTCGGGCACGCCGGCGTTCGGCGATTGCTGCGGCGGGCCGCCGAACAGCATCGCGCCGCCCTTCAGCGCCTGGGCGCCGGCCCACATCGTGCCCCGGGCGAGCTTCGACTGGCCGACCTTGTCGACGAAATTCGTCCAGGCGTTGCCCAGCTCGTTGAGGTACTTCGAGGTCGGCGAGATGCCCTGCTCGTTCAGGCCCTTGAACCGGCGCTCGGCCGCGGCCAGGACGATGTTGACGATCTCGACCTTACGGCCCTGCTCGTCGAGCAGCCGAATCTGCTCGTACTCCGCCGCCGTCAGGATGTTGTAGGCGGCGTCGAGCTTGCGCGCGCCGGCGGCGGTGCCGTCGAGCGACTGGTTGAGCTCCTGCGCCGAGGCCGGCAGCTCGACCTGGTTGACCCGCGCGAGGTCGCGCGCGACGCCGAGCGCCCGGGCCAGGGTCTCCTCGGCCGAGATCGCCGGGTTGCGGGCGAAGACGCCGAGCGACGACGCCGTGTCGGCCCGGTTGGCGCCGGGCCGCTGCGCCTCGATCTGCACCAGCTCGTCGAGGCGCTGCGCCGTGACGGCCGCGATGTTGCCGGTCGCCTGCAGCTCGATGTTGAACTGGCGCTGCCGCTGCGCCGTCTCGGCCGCGGCCGACACGCCGGCGGCGAGGATGCCGAAGAAGGCCGCCGCCGCCGCGCCGGCCAGCAGCAGGCCCTTCGGGATGGCGGCTATCGTCGCGCCGAGGCCGCCGTAGATCTGGGTGATCTGCGGCCCCTGCTGGATCGCCACGGTGAGCGGGTTCTGCCCGCTGCCGATCGACGTGAAGATGTCGTTGAGCTGGAGCTGGAGCTGGCCGGCGCGCTGGGCCACCCGCCGGTTCTCGTTGGCGACCTGCTGCTCGGCCGTACGTTGCGCAGTGGCCGCCTGGCGGGCCGCGCGCTCGGCGGCCTTCGCCGCCTCGGCCTGGGCGCGCTCCTCGCGCCGCTTGGCCGTCGACTGCTCGCGCGCCTCGGCGTCGGCCTGGCGCCTGGCCTCCCGCTCGACGGTCGCGGCGGCGCGCTTGGCGTCACGCTCGGTCGCGGCCTGCTCCTTCGCCTCCCTGTCGGCCAGGCGACGCGCCTCGCGATCGGCGGCGGCCTTGCTGCGCGCCGCCTCCTTGGCCTCGGCCTCGGCGTTGCGCCGGTCGGTCTTCTGCTGGAACTGCTCGCGGGTCTGGTCGACCTTGGCGGAACCCCGTTCGAAGTCCGACGTGTCGAGGGTGAGGCGTGCCTTGACTTCGGTCATGCGCGCGCCCTCACGATCGCGCCAACAGCTTCAGCGCGTGCGCCTCCATGACGCGCACCGAGGCGAAGTCCTCCGGCGTGAGCCGGCGGCCGGCGAAGGCCAGCGCCGCGCGCAGGCCGCCATAGTCCAGGCCGACGCGGCGCGACTCCATCTCGACGATCGGGAAGCCCTGCACGACGATCGAGCGGCCGGCGGTCGCCCAGCGCCATTGCGTCGCGGCGAGCAGGAACGCGCTCACCGCCGGCTCCAGCTCGACCGGCAGCGCGAGCGGTCCCGCCCCGTCCGTGGTCTCTGCAATCGTGCCGCCGGTCCATTCCGACATCGTCTCCGCTGGGTCGGCCCCGAGTTCCGCGAGCTGTGCCGCGATCTCGCCGCGCTCGTCGTCCGTGGTCCGGCGCGGGGCGGCGGCGGATCGCCAGTCGACCCACTGCCGCGCCGCGCGCTTCAGTTTTTTTCGAGCAGCGCCCCGGTGATCGCCGTCCAGTAGGCGCGCGCGACGCCCGACGCGATGAACGGCACCTGGTAGAGCTCGTCGCGCCGGGCGTCGCTGTAGGCGAGCGGCTCGCCCCGTTCGGTGAGCTGGTCCCAACCCTCCCAGGCCCGCCGCACCAGCTCGGTGGCGCCGAGCGTGCCGAAGTCCCTGTCGATCTCCTCGCGCTCTTCCTTGCCGATCAGGCGGAAGATGCCGGTGAACGTCTTCTCCTGCTGCCCCTCCAGCGTGGGCACGAGCACCTTCACCGGCCACTTGAAGCGATACGCTTGCTGAAAATCGAACACGGGCTGTCGTCCTTTCGTGGCTTAACGAGATCAGGTGAAGGCGATGGAGAATTCGGGCGATCCCAGCGTGACCTCGCCTTCGACGTTCAGCATCGTGTCGGTCTCCTCCTCCTGGCGCGGCACCTGCTTGAGCTGCACCAGGCCGATGGCGATGGTGATGACGTTGCCGGCGCCGACGCCGTGCACGTACTGGAGCGGCACCGGCGCGCCGCCGACCATGGCGAAGAAGTCCTTGGTGCCGATCGGCAGCTCCTCGATCAGCGCCTTGATCTTCGGCCGGCGATCGCGGACCGGGACGTCCTGCTGGTTGATGCGCTCGCGGTAGGCGACCGACAGGCCGAGATCGAGCTCGAAGCTCGACGCGACGACCGGCACGCCGTCGATCGTGAAGGTGGGCGTGTTGGCCTTGGTCGACGGCAGCGGATCCCTCCAGGCCGCCGTGGTCAGCGCGGGGAACGCGACGGCGGTGTCGGACTGCCACAGGCCGAGGCCGTTCAGGACGAGTTCCGGATTGCGCTGCCTCTGGAACAGCAGCCGGCCGTTGCCGCGCGCGCCGGTCGCGATGTGGCGCGTGTCCTCGTGGTTGAAGTAGGCGCCGAGGCTTTCGAAGCCGGTGTCGACCGGCGTGTAGGTGACGCTGACGCCGGCGGCGATCGTCTCGGCGAGGCCGGCCGCGCGCAGCATCGCGCCGTAGGCCGGCGCCGTGCCGGCGGCGCCGGAGCCCGCGAGATCCACCGCCAGCTCGAACGAGACGTGCCGGCCGACGAAGGTGCCGGGATGACTGCCGAAGCCGGTGCGCAGCAGCTCGCGCGGCAGGTGCTCGCCCTCCAGCGGGTTGAACGAGCCGCGCTTCAGCAGCACGGCATTGGCGGCGCCGGTCGGAACGGGATCGGTCGCGTAGACGGCCTCGGTCTTGAGCAGCGCGGCCTTGCGCTCGAAACGGATGGACATGGATCGCTACTCCTTCGCCTTCGGTGCGGGCGGCGTCGCCGCCGGCTGCGGGGCCGCCTGCGGGCCGGCCGGCATCGGCGCCGGCTTGTGATCGTCGTGGACATGAACGGCGGGCAGCGGCTTGGTCGCCTCGACCTGGTCGACCTTGCCGTCGGGCTTCACGACATAGCTGCCGCCTGCGGTCGGAAAGGCGGTTGTGCTGCTCTTGGCCATCGCGTGCTCCTTCAGGCGGTGACGGCGACCGTGTGGTCGCGCTGGAAGACGAACTGGTAGGTGAGGTGCGTCGGCTTGGCCTCGGTGAGCGCGCCGCTCACGATCTCGAGCTCGCCGTGCTCGCTCTCCGGCTGCCAGCCGAGCAGGCGGGCGACCAGGGCATCGCGGGGCGCCGCCAGCGGGTTGTGCACGTCGGCGCCGATCGCGGGCTTCACCGCGACCATGACGGCGATGGTCACCTGCTCCTTGCCGGCTTGGCTCAGCCGATTGAGCCGCGCGTTTGGCCGGTAGCTCTCGGCGTAGGGCAGCACGAACGCCGCCGGCATCTTGTCGACCGGCGGCGCCTGCAGCGCCGCGCCGAACTCGCGCGCGCCCTTCACCCACACGAAGGGCGCGGTGCCGGCCAGTTGCGCGATCACCAGGGACGGCAGGTCGCTCATGCCTGCGCTCCCGTCTTCCTGGCGATGAAGCTTTCCAGGATCTCGGCGGCCATGGCGTCGTGCTCGGCGTTCCAGCCGATGAAGGGCCGCGCCGGCAGTGTGATCACCGTGCCGCCGACCGCACCGGCCGGCAGCACGAGCGGCACGGCATGGGCGCCGGCGCGCTGGATGGTGGCGCCGAACTGATGCGCGGCGGCATAGATCCTGTTGTTGCCCAGCTCGACCGCGTCGCTGCCGACCACCTCGGATCTGTTGGCGTCGCGCAGGTCGCCCTCGAGCACGAGGGTGCCGCCGCCGCGCTTCTTGCCGGCGAGCACGCGCTGGCTCGGCTTCCAGGGAACGCCGTCGGGCCCGATGCCGGTGTCGAAGTGCTCCTTGGTCAGCGTCTCCCAGCCGCCGCCGATCGCCTCGAGCGCTTCGGCCTTGTCGCCGTCGACGTCGTCGAGCTGGCGCGCGAGCTCGCGGAGACCGGCGCCATCGATGGTGAGGATCGCGGTGGCGCTCACGACGCGCTCCGCGGCGTGAGCGCCGGCACGCCTGCCAGGAGGACGAGGCGCCCGACCATCAGAAGCCCTTCAGCCCGTCGCCGGTGAAGAACGGCGCCTCGCCCGCGACCTCGATCTCGAGCGCTGCGCTGTCGCTCGCGGCCGGCGCCGGCGCGGCGTCGAGCTGCACCTTGCCGTCGGCGATCGACTTCAGCAGATCGCGCGCCACCTTGTCGGCCGACACGACCGGATCGGGAACGTCCGCGCTGTTGCCGTAGAGGAAGCGGTGCGCGAGATCGCACACTGCGCGCTCGATCTCGGCGGGCACCGGCGCCAGCGGCACGGCGTAGCGGCCGCGGCAGTGCAGATCCACCAGCGCGTCGGCGTCGGCGATCGCCTGCGCGACCACCGCCTCATCGATCGTACCGTCGTTGTCCCGATCGGCGACGAGCTTCAGCAGCGCCTCGCCGAAGCGCGCCGTCATGCCTGCGGTGTTCGTATAGGCCATCAGATGCGATCGCCGTAGCCGACGCCGATCGGCGCGGCCGGCGGCGTGAGCGGCGGCCAGGTCCAGTAGCGGGCACTGTAGTCGCCCGCCTTCTTCTCCGGCACGCTGCCCTCGTGCCGGTCGTCGCCGAAGGGCACGATCACCTTGAGGTTGACGCAAGCGCCGTCGAACACCTGTGTGACGACGGCCGCATAGGGGCCGGGGCCGACGTGGTTGTTGGCGTCGGCACGCAAAGCGGCGTCGAAGAAATGGACGATGCGACCGATCGTGGGCTTCATGGTGGCTCCGGTGTCCGCGACTGAAGCCTCGCCTCGAGGCGGGGCTTGAAACGCGGCCGCCGGCATCCGCGCCGGCGGCCAGGGGAGCGTTGGTACGCGCGCTCCCCTCCGGGAATGCCTACGCGTTCGGCGGCTCCTTCTCGGCCGCGGCCGCCGTCTTGATCTCGAAGTCGTCGGGATAGAGCGCGAGCGTGTCGAGCATCGCGGCGACCGCCTCCGGCTCGCCCAGCTCGTCGATCTTCTCCGGCGTGTCGAAGATGTGGACGCCGGCCGACCACTGCCGGCCGCCGCGCCACATCGCCTTCTTCACGATCACGCCGAACGGCGGAACCCTGCCGTCGACTAGGAACCTCGAAACCTGCACCTTGGGGCGCGCCATCGTCTTCTCCTCGGGTTGTCGCCACGGAAGCCACCGGGAGACGTGCCGCGGACGGCACCGGCCCGGTGGCTTGCGAAGCGGGCGGCGGCTGCACCGTGTCGCCGGTGCCGCGGGCCGCCGCCCTGTCCGCAGGGGTTGTCGCTAGATGAGGTACGGCGTGATGAGGGTGTCGAACGCCTTGTAGAGGGGGTTGCCGCCGCCGGCCGCGAGGGTCGGCGTGTTGAACAGCTCGTCCGCCTTGTCGCGATGCGCCGGCGGGCCGGCGAACAGGTCGTAGGTGAGGCCCAGCGCCTTGCCGTGGTCGCCCAGCAGGCTCTCGCCGATCGTGCGCAGCGCCTTCACGTTCGCGTCCGTCAGGTCGGCCTTGGAGCCCAGCGCCATCTGCCAGAAGCCGTAGCCGACGTTGCAGCGGCCATCGACGCCGTAGAGCAGCTCGTCCTTCATGAACACGTTCTGGTCGGTCGGACGATCGAGCGCGACGAACTCGAACTCCTCACGCGTCTGATGGATGATCGGCTTCAGGGGGCGCTTGGTGCAGAGGAGATACCAGGGCGTGCCGGCGCCGGCCTGGTAGTTGCTCTGCGTGCCCATCGAGCCGTCGGCCTTGATGTAGGGGTGATCGGTGTCGAAGAAGTACTGCTGGTCGTAGCACTCGGCGGCGAAGCCGGCCTTCAGCAGGTCGAACACCAGGCGGTTTGGGAAGCGTGCGACCTCGTCGCCCATCATCGTGAAGCGCGGCGCGTAGATCCCGACCCGGTCGTCGTTGATGTCGTCGCCCTTGACGCCGATCGTCAGCTCGAACTTCTTGTTCTTGATCTTGTAGCCGTCCTCGGCCAGCGCGTTGATGATGCGCTCGCCGCCCATCTCGCGGATCTGCGGGATGTCCTTCAGCCAGCCGTACTCCTCCTCGCGCGTGGTCGAGGGAACCGGCGTGACGATGCGCTGGTAGTGGTTGTCGGCCATGGCCGCGATGCGGCCCTGCTGGAAGTTGGCGCGGAAGCCGATGTTGATGGTGGCAAGCCGGCCGCTCGAAACGCGGATCATGCGTGGTGCTCCTGGTGGTCAGTCGTGGGGGGAGGGGGCGCCGGTCCGTCTACGCGAACTCGACGTGGACGCCGCGGCTGTCGACGTCGACGATCTGGCCGGCCACGGGACGCGCGCCGCCGTTGTTCGTCTTGGCCACGGTCTGGTTGTCGACTACGTAGCAGTCGTTGCCGATGTCGGCGGCGGCGATCAGGTCGCCGGCGGCCGAGTTGCCGAAGATGGCGACGATCTTGCGCCGCACGTCGACCTTGATCGCGCCGTTCGCGCCGCCCGAGTTGTCGGCCTGGGCGACGCTGATGCCGATCGTGCGGTTGGCGATCGTGGCCGAGCCGTTCACGGCCCAGCCGGTGGCATCGTTCTGCACCATGACGCCGGCGGGGATCTTGGTCGCCGCAGCCACGGGCAGGGAGACGATCTCGCCGGAGCGCGTCTGGGTGACGCGGTCCGAAGCAGTTGCAGCCATGTCAGCTCCTTAGTGAGGGTTCGTGAACGGGATCAGGCGGTGAAGCGGGCTTCGAAGGCCGCCTGGGCCTTCTTGGCCGCCAGGAAGTCCTCGTCTGTGACACCCATCTGCCGGGCCTGCGCCTTCTCCTCGGCCGACAGGATCGCGACCTGCGTCTGTCCAGCGGGCGCGCCGCCGTTCGGATTGACGATCACGGGCGCCGTCGACAGGAACGCGGTGAGCTGCTCGAGCGTCATGCTCTCGGCCCAGCCCTTCATCGCGGGCGTGAGCTTGCCGGCCTTCGTCGCCTCGTCGATCGTGCGCGCGCGGGTCTCGGCGGTCAGCGTGGCGAGGCGGGCGGCGACGTCGTCGTAGACGGAGCGCGCGACATGCTGTGCCGGATCGACGCCCTGGGCGCGGATGCCGGCGGCGATCGCCTCGGGCGTCGCCTCGCCCGTGACCTTGGCGAGGACCGACAGCGTGGCGATCCGCTCGGCCAGCGGCTTCTGCAGCGCCGTCGTGACCTGGTCGGCGGTCATCGCCGACAGCGCGGCGATCTCGACGCCCACCTGCTTGGCGAGCGCGGCGCAGAGGGTGGCGAGCGCCGAGGCGTGCGCGACGGCGGCGTCCTCGTTCGTGGTGGCGGCGAGGCCGAAGGCGGCCAGCAGCTTCTGCAGCAGGTTCACGGTGGGCTCCTTGGTTGGCAGTGCAGAAAAAAGCGCGGTGGCGGTGTCCATCTCCGGCTGGTTCGTCAGCGTCGCGCGCAGCACGCGCAGCACGTTGCCGGCGGCGTCGTGCTCGATGACGGCGGAGAGGTAGCGATACTTGCGGGCGCGGATGAGCTGCGCGGTCTCCGGCAGCCACTCGACGCGCGCCCACAGACCGGGCGAACCGTCGGGGCCGGTCGCCGACAGCTCCTTGATCCAGGCGGCGGCCGGCGCCGGCTGGCCGTTCTGGCGCGCGCGGTCGAACTGGTGCTCGAAGCAGCAGATGAGATCGATCGCGCCCTTCCAGGCATTCGAGGCTCGCGTGACCTGGTCGACGCTGAGGACCGTGTACTCGCGGCCGGACCGTCCCTTGTTCACGCCCGGCGCCAGGAACCGCACCCACTCCGGCGGATCGTTCGCGCCGGACGACAGCAGCTCGATCGACAGCGGTGCGGTCAGCCCGCCGCCCGAGGCGTCGAGCAGGGCCACTTGGCGTGGGTCACATACGAGCCTCCGGGAAAGGCCGCTCAGGAGATGCTTGACGCGGTTCAGCATGCCGGGGGACGCTAGGTCGGCGCCGGAAACGGTTCACGAGGGAAGGGCTTCCCCTGCGGTCCGCCCCCGAACCGCCCTTCCCCGGCCCTGCGGGCGTTCGAAAACGCGTTCGAAGAATTTCCCGGTAGTCCCGGCCCGTCTTCCCCCCTGCAGGCGCCCCACGGCCAAATCGGCCGATACCCCCAGGCGGCGGGCTGGACCGGCCGGCCCGGGCGGCCCGAAACTCAGGCTTCCCCCACCCGCCCGGCCCCGGCCCCGGCCCCAACCGGGCGGCAATAAAGGAGCCCGAATGCGCCTTCCCCATCTGCCCTGCCGGCGGCCCTGCCGGCTGTCCCCCTGGCTGTCCCCCCGGCTGTCCCGCCGCGCGGCGATCCTTGCCGCCCTCGCGCTCGCGGTGACGAGCGGCGCCTGCACCTCGATCGACGACGTCGAGGCCCAACCCGTCCGGCTCACCCAGCGCCAGGCCGTTCCCTGGGAGCCGATGGCGAATTGCATCGCGCGGCGCTCGGCGCAGGAATGGGCCGCCACCCCGACCTTCGATCGGGAGAGGTCGACGGCGACCATCGTCATCGCCTCGAAGGCGACGCCCGACGTCATGGCCATCTACACGGTGCGCGCCGACGGCGCGGGCAGCATCGTGGAGTGGCGCCGGCGCAAGCTGGTCGCCGACCTGGGCGGCGTCGATGCCGGTGCGAAGGGGATCGTCGACCGCTGCGCCGCCGGGAGCTAGACGCCGGCGCGGCGGCCCGCGACACTCGCCGCCATGGCCGCCCTATCCCGCCGCTGTGCCCTGGTCGGCGCCCTCGCCTCCCTGCCCATGGCCGTCTCGACCAGGTCATGGGCGCGGCTGGCGCCGCCGCCCGAGGCCATCCCCGTCGCGCAACGCGAGTTCACGGACGTGATCGAGCGCTACGCCGCCCTCGCCTTCAAGCACGCCGACCAGGCGACGCTCGATCGCCTGGTGGTCGAGCGCGGCCGTGAGCTGCGACGCGTGCTGGGTCCGTCCGGGATCTTCTCGAGATGGGTGTTCGTCGTGCAGCTCGCGCGGCCGTCCGACGATCGCCGGCGCGTCTACACGTTGCTCGCCGCCGTGGCCAACGGCGCGAAGCCGCTCTTCACGAACATCGCCGATACGGCCATCCCCCCGGAGCCCGGCGCCGTCGTCGACCTCCTGCGCACGATGCGGTTCGACGATGCCGTGGTCGCGAGCGGCTCGCTCATGATCGACGAGCGGCGAGGCTATGCCGAAGGTGTCTCCTCGCCGGGCGCCGAGTTCAACGTCCCGACATTCGGCGCGCGCTTCAGCGACATGACGCAGCCCGGGTGGCTGAAGGATGCCGCGGCGCGGGCACGCGCGCGCTAGACCGGCCCGCCGCTCCAGATCAGCCGGCCGATGACGTCGACCTGGTCGGCCTCGGCCTGGGTCAGCCGCCGATCGGCATAGGCCTTGTTGTCGCTCATCAGGATCAGCGAGCCGTCGAGCTCGCGCTGCACGCGCTTCACCACCAGCTCGTCGGCGAGCCGCAGCACGAAGATGTGCCCGTCCGAGATCCGCTTGCGCTTCAGGTGCACCATGAGCAGGTCGCCGTCGCCGATCGTCGGTTCCATCGAGTCGCCGTCGGCCTCGCCGATCGCCACGTCGTCGAGCGCGCAGCGCAGCACGCCTTCGAGATAGCGCCGCGAGAAGGGCAGCGTCGCCACGATCCGGTCGTCGCCGCCCGACGCGCCGGGCCCGGCCGAGAACCGCACGTCGTAGCGCGGCACAAGCACGGTGTCGGCGAGCACGCTGTCGTAGTTGGTGGTCGCCATCACCTTCGCTGCGACCTTGGCGACGATCGGCACGGCGAACGACGTCTCGGCAAACTGCGAGCCCTGGTCGAACGCCAGCCACTCCAGCGTGCAGCCGCTTGCCTTGGCGAGGCCCGCGATCGCCGGCAGCGTCGGCACGGCCTTCTCCTTGATGATGCGACCGAGCTGATCGTCGGACAGGCCCATCGCCGCCGCCGCCTCGGGCCGCGTGCCAATGCGCAACGCTGCAACATTCACCCTGTTGCCGAAACCCTCAGCCAATGGCGCGAGGCGCAGGTCGACATCCTTGGGGCGTGGAGCCATCAGGACGCCCCGCTTATTTGATCCGCGGGACCGCTCTTGAGCGGGTTGAAACCGCATATATGAGTTGACAAGGCCGACACCCGCAGATTAGCGTTCACTAACGCAGATATGCGGGAGCGAGCCGAGCTGGAATGCAAAGCGGGTCCAAACCTCCGAAGGGAATGCACAAGGCCGACATCGTCGCCGCGTTGAAGCGCAAGGGCTTCACGCAACGAGGGCTGTCGATACGCCACAATCTCTCGCCGTCGGCCGTGAGCGTCTGCCTGGTGAAGCGTTGGCCCAAGGTCGAACGGATCATCGCCCGCACGATCGGCGTTCCGGCCCATGTGATCTGGCCCCCCCGCTACGACCGCCAAGACGTGCCGATTAAACGCGGCGGCAAGAAGGAGTCCAGAAGGAACGATTGCGGCCCCTCTGAGACTATCCCCGCTTCCCGCACCAATCCCCACGAGCGGGCCGCGTGATGGCCCGCCGACTTTCAACCCGTTCGCTGCAGCCCGCGCCGAAGACCTCCCTCTCCGGCGACGCAGCCTCCCGATCGCCAGCCATCCCCTCGGCGATCGGATCGACTGGCCCCGACACCGACCGCGTACCCGCCCCCGGCGATCACCGAGGCGAGATGGTCGATGTCGGGGCCGACTTTTTTTCGGCGGCCGAGCTGGCCGCGCTCAGGCTCGACGGGCTGCCGCAGCGGCGCGAACAGATCTCCAAGCTGGCGACGCGGCAGCGCTGGTCGAGCCGCGAGCGGCAGGGCCGCGGCGGCGGCCGCGAGTTCGCCCTCTCCGCCCTGCCGGCCGACGTGCGCGGCGAGATCCTGCGCCGGCGCGTCATCGCGGCGACGCACCGTCCCGCCGATCGTTCTGCCGCCAGCCCCGCCAATCGCGCGGCCGTGCCCGCCCCCATCCCCGCCACCGTCGCTTCCACTCTCAAGGCGCGGCAGGCCGAGCGGCTGAGCGCCCGTCAGGTTCTGCTCGCCGAGTTCGACCGCTTCCGGGGCGGACGCTCCGATCGCGCGTCGCTCGATCCCTTCGTGCAGGCGGTGAAGGCCGGGCACGTCGTGCTGCCGGAGTGGGCGCGGCCGCTGCTCGCCAGGCTCAGCCGCCGCACGCTTCAGCGCTGGCTCGCCGCGCGCGCCGCCGGCCGCGCCCACGAGCTGGTCGACCGATATTCGAACTGCGGTCGAAAGTCCGTGTTCGACCAGTCGGCCGAGCTGGCCGAGTTCGTGCTGGGCTGCCACGTCCGCCAGCCGGCGATCAGCGCCCAGGGCCTCGCCAAGCTGGTCGCGCACAAGTTCCCCCAGGGCGCGCCGGACCGCCTCGGGCTCATGATGGCGCTGCCGTCGCAGGGCGCGATCGCGCGCTTCCTCGCGAAGTGGAAGGCCGACGCGCAGAACGCCGCCGTGCTGTCGGCGCTCAACGATCCCGACGGCTACCGCTCCAAGTTCCGGTTCGCGCTCGGCAACGCCTCGGGCGGCATCGAGCGGCCGAACCAGCGCTGGCAGATCGACGCCTCGCCGGCCGACGTGCTCTGTCTCGACGGCCGCCATTCGATCTACGTCGTCGTCGACGTCTTCTCGCGCCGCATGATGGCGCTGGTCTCGCGCACGCCGCGCACCGCGGCCTCGCTGCTCCTGGTCGCCCGCGCGATCGCCACGTGGGGCGTGCCCGAGGTGCTGGTCACCGACAACGGCTCCGACTTCACGTCGAAGCACTTCGTCCTCGCCATGACGCAGCTCGAGATCGTGCTGCAGCCGACGCCGCCCTACTCGCCGGAGAAGAAGCCGTTCGTCGAGCGCGCCATCGGCACCGTGCAGCACGGCTTCATGCCCTACCAGCCGGGCTACGTCGGGCCCGACGTGGCGGCCCGCAAGGAGATCGAGGCGCGGCGTTCCTTCGCCCAGCGCCTGGGCGAGAGCGACGAGAAGGTGTTCGCCGTCGACCTTACCGGCGAGGAGCTGCAGGCCCGCCTGGCCGGCTGGATCGCCAACGACTACGACGTCTCGCCGCATGCCGGGCTCGACGGCCGCACGCCGCACGACGTGTGGGTCGAGGGCGTGGCGGCCCATCCGCAGAAATTCGCCGACCCGGCGGCGATCGGCATGCTGCTGATGCCGCCGGCGCGCGACCACGTCCGCACGATCACGCGCAAGGGCGTCTCGGTCGAGGGCATCGACTATGTCTGCGCCGGCATGGATGTCGGCGAGCGCGTGCAGGTCCGGCTCGATCCCGACGATCTCGGCCAGGTCTGGGTCTACACCGACAGCGATCCCTGGGCCTTCGTCGGCATCGCCGTCAACGCCGAGCTGAAGGGCCTCGACCGCGCCGAGATGGCGATGCGGGTGCGCGCCGAGCAGGACGCGATCGTGAAGGCCGGGAAGGCCGAGCTGCGCCGCTTCGCGCGCCAGGCCGACGTCCACGCCGTGGCGGCCCGCATGATCGGCGAAGCGCCGCCGCCCGCCGCCCCCAGCTCGAACGTGACCTGGCTGACGCCCGCCCTCGAGGAGGCGGCGCGCGCCGTCCGCTCGCAGGGCCGCCGCGAGATCCCGGAGGCCACGCCCGAGGAGCAGGAACGTCACGCCGCCTTCGTCGCCGCGTTCGACGCGCCGGCGCTGCCTGAGGAACAGCCGCACGAGCGCTACGCGCGCTGGAAGCTCTTGAAGGAAGAGGCCGACGCCGGCGCGGAGATCGCCGCCGACGACCGCCACTGGCTGCAGATCTACCCGACCACCGGCGAATGGAAAGCCCATCGCATGGTCGAGGAGGACAGCGCGGGCTGAAGGCCGCGCCAAACACGAGAAGAGCCGGCGGCGCTTGCAACACCGACCGGCTCCGGCAACTCGCAACGAAGAGTGAGATACCAAAATGAAAGACGTCATCGCCCCCGTCAAGAACCTGCTGCGCCTCGCCGAGCTCGGCGAGTCGCTGAAAGATCGTAGCCTGTCGACGCCCGGCATCGGCGTGGTGTTCGGCGAGACCGGCTACGGCAAGACCACCGGGCTCGCCTGGTACGGCGTGCGCCAGGAGCGCGCCGTCTACGTCCGCGCCCTGCAGCTCTGGTCGCCGCTCACCATGCTGGAGACGATCGCCGGCGAGCTGGACGTGCAGCCCGACCGCTCGCTGGCCAAGACGCTGACCCGCATCGTCGGCGAGCTGGTGCGGCAGAACCGCATCCTGATCGTCGACGAGGCCGACTACGTGGTCGACAGCAAGCGGCTCCTGAACACGCTGCGCGACTTGCACGACCTCAGCACCATGCCGGTGATCCTGGTCGGCATGGCCGACTTCGTGAAGAAGCTGCGCACCCGCATCGACCAGCGCCAGTTCAGCGGCCGCGTCGCCTTCGAGCTGGAGTTCAAGCCGCTCGACCTCGACGACACGCACCTCCTGGCGAAGCACCTGCTGGCCGACGACCGCAAGCCGCAGGCGATGCTCCCCGAGATCGACGACGCGCTGCTGAAGCGCCTGCACGAGGCCTCGGAGGGCAGCGCGCGCCTGGTCCGGGTCGGCCTCGCCCGCATCGAGCAGTTTGCGCTGAAGCGCAACCTGAAGAAGGTCGGCGAGGCCGAGTGGGGCAAGCAGCCGCTGCACATGATGGAGGCGGGCATCGCCCGCGCCAACAAGCTCGCCAGCCACGCGCTGGGCTCCTGAGGCCCGCACCATGAGCGGACCCCTGAAGCCGCCGCGCGTGCCGCGCCAGCGCGAGATCCTGTGGCAGACCCTCAGGATCCTGCGCAGCGCCACGACGCAGCACCTGGTCGCCGTCACCGGCCGGCCGAAGAACACGGTGCAGCGCGAGCTGCGGTTCCTAAGCCGCACTGGCTACGTGCGTGCCGACGACGAGCGCGTCGGCTACCACGAGTGCACGTGGCGCCTGATCCGCGACAGCGGCCCGAAGCCGCCGCTCTTCATCATGAAGGGCAAGCGCCTGACGGCCGCGGTCGACCGCAACCTGCGCCAGGTGGTGGGCGTCGACGGCGGCGCGCCGCCGCCGATCGGCCGCCGCGCCAACTGGCTGAACAAGCTGCAGCTCGCGCCGCCGGCGCGAAAGGCGGCGCGATGAGCCGCCACACTCTCGACGAGGCCCACAAGGCGTGGGGCGAGGCGATCCCGGACTGGATCGTCGCGCTGGCCGACGAATGCGACCGCGGCGGCCAGGGCGCCACGGCGCGCCGCATCGGCGTCTCCAAGACCACGATCAACGAAGTCGTGCGGCGCAGATACAAGGCGCGGCTCGGCAACGTCGAGCAGAAGGTGCGCGGCGCCCTGATGGGCACCACCGTCGTCTGCCCGGTGCTGGGCGAGATCGGCGTGGATCTCTGCCTCGAGAACCAGAAGCGGCCGTTCTCGGCCGCCAATCCCGTCCGCGTGCAGCTCCACCGGAGCTGCCCGACCTGTCCCCACAAGCGCACGCGGCCGTCCCCGTCCTCGTCGCCGCATCCGAAACCCGACACCTCCAGCCCGAGGGAGTGACCCGTCATGTTGTCAGCTCAGTGCAGCGCCGCGCTCGCGGCGCTCGATGCCCATCCCGAACCGACCTACGAGCAGCTCCTCGAGGTGCTGTCCTCGCATCGCGAGCTGCTCGAACGCACGCGCGACTTCGCCGAGGCGATGGAGGACGCGCGCCGGCGCCGGCCCGAGATCGTGCCGATGTACGGCGCCGCCACCGCGGCCGCGATCCTCTACCAGCAGCTCGAGGCCGAGGAGCCGGCGGCCGGCCGCGTCGTGGTCCACATCGGCCGCTGGCGCGGGAGGCGGCCGTGAGACGCCTCCTCGACCTGGTCGCGCGGCTGTTCGCGCGCCCACGCCGCCTGCCGCTCGCGCACGCCGAGCGGCTGGGCGTCCACATCGCCGTCAGCACGGCCGCGGCCGGCCGCGGCGCTCCCCTCGACTTCATCAAGCACTAGGAGGCCCGACCCGTGACCAGCATCGCCCTCGCGTCGATCGACGACGCCGCGCCGACACGGCGCCACAACCTCGCCTACGATCGCAGCCACGCCGCGATCCTGCAGGCCGTCCGGTCCCTGATGGCCCGCGGCGAGTTCCAGCCGCGCGCCGAGAAGATCGCCGGCCTCGCCGGCGTCACCTGCCGCTCGTTCTACAATCACTTCGAGAGCACCGCGCACGCCTGGGAGCTGGCGCTCGACGACACGACGCAGGCGATGATCCTCGCCCGCATCATGCCGAACGGCCCGTGGCCCTGCGCCGAGGATTGCAGCCGCATCGTGCGCGCCGCCGTGTTCGGGAGGCTCAGCACATGAGCCGCCCCTTGCCGCAGGGCTCCACGCTGTTCGTCACCGTCATGCGGCCGGCGCCGTCGTCGACCGGGATCGGGATTGCGCGCCTGGTCGCCATGTCCCCGCTGGGAGAGCGGTTCCTTGCCGAGCAGATCGCGCAGCGGCTACCGGCGCTGTTTAAGCAAGCCGCGCTGCCCGACCTCCTGCTGCCGGGCCCGCCGCTCACGATGCTGCTGCAGGTCATGTTGCCCGACGGCGAGCTGCTCGCTCATGCCGCCAGCGCCATCCTCCATCGCGCCGCCCAGCGCGACGAGATGATCTCTGCCTGGTCGCGCGACATGCCCCACATCGTCGGCTCCACGATGCGCCTGGTCGACAAGGCGCTCGGCATGCTGGGCGAGGTGGCCGCGCCTCGGGCGGTGCACTGATGGCGCTCGCCCCGCTCCTGGGCACCGTCCCCGCCGGCACGATCGTGCAGATCTCGATCAAGGTGCCCCATCGCAACGATGGCGTGCGCGACGGCTTCGCCTATGCCGTCGCCACGCCCATGTCGGCCGCCGCGCTGCGCGCCGCGATCGACAGCGAGCTCGTCCCGAAATTCTTCGACCAGTTCCTGCCGGCGGAGTGACCGCCGGCAGTTCGTCGCGTCCGCGTACCGCGTCCCCCTCTCACAAACGAGGCAACCATGCCCGAAGACCAGAAGCCCTTCGTCCATCAGGACGGCAGCACCACGCCGGCGCCCGGCCGCACGCCGGCCGCCAAGCTGCTGGCCCCCGGCGCGCTGGCCAGCCAGGTCCGCGAGCTGCAGCGCGAGCTGGCGATGCGCGAGCGGCTCTATCCCGGCTGGATCGCCGGCGGGCGCCTGAAGCAGGGCAGCGCCGGCGACCAGCTCCGCACGCTCGGGCAGGCGATCAAGAGCCTGCAGCTCCTCCAGGAGCCGAGCCTCAACGCGACCGTGACGGCGATGAAGTCGCTGACGCCCGACATGCAGGCGCTGGTGTCCGACATCGCGCTCGAGCTGGCGACCCCCAGCCTCGGCCGACAGAACCTCGCGAACGATCTGCGCAAGCGCCTGGAGGGCCGGTCGTGAACCCGACGGCACCCCGCATCGTCTGCCCGGTCCTGACCTGCAGCGGCGAGATGTCGGCCGACGGCATCAACGGCTTCATGTGCATGGCCTGCTGGGCGGCGCTGCCGACCTACCAGCGCGTCGCCGTCGAAACCTGCATGAAGGCGGTTCGACGCCAGCCGACCGCGCGCAACAAGAAGCGGCTGGAGACGGCGATCGCGAATGCGCGCCGCGCGGCCGCGACGGTGCGGTCATGAGCCGGCCGGTCAGCACGCCATGCCCCGTGCCCCTCTGCGGCGGCACGGCGAAGCGCGGCCACCTGATGTGCCGGAGCTGCTGGAGCCGCGTCCCACGGCAACTGCAGGCCCATGTCGTGCGGAGCTGGCGCGCCTACCGCACGAAGCTCGCCGCGCGGGCCCTGCCGCACGCGCGGCTGGAGGCCCGCAAGGCCTATCTCGATGCCAGCCAGGCGGCGGTGGATGCCGCCGAAGCGAGCCGGCCATGACCTACCGCCACATGCAGGTGCCGCTGCCCGCCGAGTGGAACGAGGAGCATCGCGCCTTCGCCGTCGCAGTGCTGCGCGCCATGGAGCCGGTCGACGCCGCGCTCTCGACCCGCATCAACGTCCTGGCGGCACTGGCGGTCGGCATGATCGTCGCCGGCGCTGCGCCCGGCCAGACCGAGGAAGACATCTGCAACACGGTCGGCATGCTCGTCTCGACGAGGCTTCACTACGCGCTCGGCACACGCGCCTTCGCCACCGACGAAGTGAGGCCCGTGCAATGACGCACCCTCTCCTAGGCGCCTTCCTCGAGGTCGACTGCAAGAGCCGCGAGCTGATGCGCTTCGCCGGCAACAACCGCCAGCGCGAGCAGCTCCGCGACGCGGTCGCCGAGCTGCGCGCCGCCGTCCTGGAGGTGATCGCGGTCGACGCGGCCGCCGGCGCGGTTCGCGTCGACGCCGACACGTTCAAGGCGATCGTGCGGCACTTCCGCGAGATCGGCCTCGACTGGCCGGCGATGGTCGAGGCCTTCAACGACGTGCGGGAGGGCGGCTGATGCTCGACCGCCGGACCCTGGCCGCCATCCACGTCGCCAAGAAGCAGCTCGATCTCGACGACGACGACTATCGCGCGATGCTGAAGCGCGAGGCGGGCGTGGCGAGCGCGCGCGACCTCGACGAGGCCGGCGCGCGGCGCGTCATGCTGTGGTTCGACAACCACGGCTTCACGCGGACCGACAAGGCGAAGGGCACGGCCGGCGATCGTCGGCCGATCGTCCAGAAGGCGCGGGCGCTGTGGATCTCGCTGTGGCAGCTCGACGAGGTCGCCGACCGCCGCGACAAGGCGCTCGACGCCTTCACCAGGCGCACGACCGGCAAGGACACGCTGCGCTTCTGCACGAACGGCGAGGCCGGGAAGGTGGTCGAGGCGCTCAAGGCGTGGTGCCAGCGCGTCGGCGCCGAGGGCAACGGCGTGCGTGCCGTCATCGCCGAGCAGCTTCGCCGGCTGCTCGCATGCCGCGACCAGGGCTGCGGCTCGGTCGATGGCTACATCTCCACCCTGTCCAACTGCGGCAGGGAAACCGAAGCCCGCCAGCGAGACGTGGCCAATCTCGCGGGCAGCGCACTGCGCAGGCTGAAACTCGGCCATCGCCACAAGTCACCCTCTCAAACCGAAGGAGCATGAAATGCCCGAAGCAGTGAGCAAGAAGACCAAGGCCGGCCCGATCTCGGCCGATCGCCTCAAGTCGTTCATCGAGCGGATCGAGAAGCTCGAGGAAGAGCGCAAGGCGCTCGGCGGCGACATCAAGGACGTCTACAGCGAGGCCAAGGGCGTCGGCTACGACGTCAAGACCATGCGCAAGATCGTGTCGCTCCGGTCGATGGATGCGGCCGATCGGTCGGAAGCCGAGACGCTGCTCGACACCTACAAGCACGCGCTGGGGATGGTGTGATGGCAACCGAAGCACAGCGCCGGTTCGCCGCCATGTGCCCCGGCCGGCCGTTGCCCTGGAACATCGAGGGCGACTTCCCCTGGAAGATCGTCGACGCCAACGGAAATCTCGTTTGCGACCTAGGCGACGACATCTCCTACGAGGACGCGCATCGCCTCAGCTCCATGCTGCTGGTCGGCGTGAACACCTGCGGCGGCTATCGCGCGCACGAAGACGGCACCTTCACGGAGGTGGCGTGATGTACGCCTACTGCTGGGCCACCGGCCGCATCGGCTTCGGCCGCTCGGTCCCGAAGGGCGCGCTGCCGATCGCGCGCGGCCGGTCGAAGCGCCTTCGGGACCTCATCGATGGCACTTCGCGTCATGCCTACGACGGCACGACGCTGCTCGTGCCGGGCGTGCCCGAAGCGCCCGACCAGGCGCGGGGCCTCGACGCCCTGGAGGCCTTCATCAGGTGGCTGCGAAGGCACCCGACCGCCGGCGTCGAGATCTTCGCGCGTGGCCATCGATGGCCGATCGACGGCAAGCCGTCGGCGCGGCGCCGGCGGCGGAGCCCCTGCACGCTGCCGCTCGGGGAGGCCGCCTGATGGTCGTCTACCTGAAGCCGCCGCCGAAGCCACCCTCGACGCCAATCGACGGCCACCTGCTCGACCAGGTCACCGGCAGCGTCGTGCGGCCGATCGTGCCGGCAGGCCTCGCGCCCTTCATGAAGCTGCCCGATCCCGAGCCGCGCACGCTGGTGCGGGCGCGCATGGCCGAGCTGATCGCCCGCACCGTGGCGGCGACCGGCTGCATCACCATCGACGATCTCAAGGGCGGCGGCTTCACCGCCCAGGAGATCGAGGAGCACTTCACGGCGGCCAAGCGCATCGCGCGCGTGGCCGCGATGGCCGTCTGATCGGCCGGGCATTCACCCACGACGGAGTCCGAAATGAAGAACAGATTGATCGATCTCAACAACCACCTGTTCGCCGAGCTCGAAAGGCTCACCGAGGAAGGCCTGTCGGCCGAGCAGATCGAGCGGGAGGTCAAGCGCGCCGACGCCGTCGTGGCGGTCAGCGAGCAGATCATCCGCAACGCCGACACGGCGTTGAAGGCGGCGACGCTGGTCGCCAACCACGGCGACAAGATCAAGCCGATGCTGTCGCAGGTGTTCAAGCAGGCGCCGGCGTTGCCGTCCCAGGACGCCGAGGATGGAGGCGCCAGGTGAAGAGCAGGCGCATCGCCTACAGCGCTGCCGAGCTGGCGTGGCTGGAGGACAACCGGACCTTGCCGATCGCCGACTATCTCCGCGCCTTTCGCGCGCGCTTCCGGCGGGGCGACGTGACGGCAGTGCACCTCCATTCGCTGCGCAAGCGCAAGGGCTGGAAGACCGGGCAGACCGGGCGGTTCGAGAAGGGCATCGTGCCGGCGAACAAGGGCGTGAAGTGCGCGCCGGGCCGGGGCGGGCGGCATCCGAATTCCCGCAGGACGCAGTTCAGGAAGGGCAACCTGCCGCACAACACGAAGTATCTCGGGCACGAGCGACTGTCGCAGGACGGCTTTGTCGAGATCAGCGTCGACCAGACCAACCCGCACACGGGCTTCGAGCGGCGCTACGTGCTGAAGCACCGCTGGCTTTGGGAGAAGGCCAACGGTCCCGTGCCGCCCGGCATGTTCCTGAAGTGCCTCGACAACGACAGGCAGAACACCGATCCGTCGAACTGGACGCTCATGCCGCGCGCGGCGCTGCCGTATCTCAACGGCCACCGCGGCTTCGACTACTCGGCGGCCGCGCCCGAGGTGCGCGAGGCGATCCTCGCGCTGGCGAAGCTGCGGCACGCGAGCCGGGAGGCTCGGCGGCGATGACCGGCGAGCCGCGCGCGGCATGAGCGGCGCCTATGCCCTGTTCGACGATCCGGCAGCGATTGAGCGGTTCCGCGCGTTCCTGCTCGACAGCGGCTGCATGCTGCTCGACGAGATCTCGCCGGTGCCGGGCGAGCTGCTGCGCTTCGCCGTGCACGGCCGCAAGAACCTGGTCGCGCGATCGAAGAAGCGCGGCATCAGTGTCCGCGGGCCCGATGTAGCCACCGCGGCGGCGGCCTTCGTGGCTGGGCGCGCCTGGCGGCCATTCGGCGGCGCGTCGCGGCACGCCGGCAAGGGGCTCGACGGGCTGCGCGCGGAGCTGCGGCTGCGCGACGGGCCCGACTGCTTCTACTGCGGCCGGCCGCTGGGCGACGACGTCACGATCGAGGAGCTGCTGGCGCGCGCCTGGAACGGCCCGCGGCGCGCGGAGAACTGCGCGCTGGCCCACGCCCGCTGCAACGAGCTCGCCGGCTCGCTGCCGGTCGTCCACAAGGTGCGGCTGCGCGACCGCCTGCATCGGCTCGGGAGGCCAGCATGACGGCGCCCGATCCCCGACCCGATCCCCGCCCCGATCCGCGCATGGCCCTGCTGCGCGGCGCCGCCCGGGCGCTGGCCGAGGAGCTGGGCTTCGAGGCGGCGGAGAAGCTGATGCACCATTTCGGCGGCCTGCAGGTCACGGTCCCGGTGCGGCCGCGCAAGCGATCACCGCTCCTGCTGGCGCTCGGCCGCGAGATCGCCGCCGTGCTGAGCCGGCTCTACGGCGGCAGCAACATCGAGGTGCCGACGGCGCTCGGCCGGCGCATGGAAGCCGCCGCCCGCATGCGCGCCATCCAGGAGCATCCCGGCAGCCACAACCAGGTCGCGCGCGAGTTCCAGTGCACGCGGCGATGGGTGAGGATGGTGCGCAAGGCGCGGCGGCAAGGCCCCGGGCCGCTGTTCGACTAGGCTTCGAAACTTGATAGGCTTGAGCTTGATGAACCCCGACACCGTCCTCACGATCCTCGGCATCCTGTTGTTTTGTGTTGGGCTTCCCGGTGCGTTGCTGTGGGGAGCGTGGTTCATCTTCTCTGGCCGCGCGGAACGCGAGCCGCGCCGGTCTTGGAAACCGGGTGCCGGACCGCCGCGGCGGCGAAACGCCGCCCGTTCCACGTGAAGCAAACCGCCGGGGAAGGGCTTCCCTCGTGAAGCCCGGCTGACGGCGCCCTAGCTTTCGAGCCTCACCTTGCAGAGGCCCGAATGCAAGCACGACACCTTCCCTCGCTCATCCTCTGTCTCGGCCTGGTCGCCGCCGGGCTCGCCATGATCGTCGCCGCGCGCGTGGCGCAGGCCCACGGCGAGGCCCACTGGATCGAGACGAACAAGCGCTACGTCGACCGCGACGGCGCGCATTGCTGCGGCGAGACCGATTGCCGCCGCGACCAGGCGTTCAAGTTCCGCGAGGCGCCCGAGGGCGTCGTGCGCTGCGTCTTCAAGCCGACGAGCGGAGGCTGACTTGGCGAACCGAGCCGTCATGGCGATGCTGATCGAGCGCGTGATCGAGCGCGAGGGCGGCTTCGTCGACCATCCAGCCGATCGCGGCGGCGCCACCAACTTCGGCATCACCATCGGCACGCTGTCGGACTGGCGGGGCATGGCCATGAGCCGGGACGACGTGGCACAGCTCAGCCGCGAGGAGGCGGCACGGATCTACGAGCAGGTGTACTTCACGGCCCCCGGCCTCGACGCGATCGAGGACGGGCCGCTTCTGGAGTTCATGTTCGATTGGGCCGTGCATGCCGGTCCGCGCGCGCCGACGCGCGCCCTGCAGGCGGCGATCGGCGCGACGGCGGACGGCGTCATGGGCCCGGCGACCAAAGCGGCGCTCGCCGCCGTGGCGAACGTCGAGGCGCTGCACTGGCGCCTCAAATACCAGCGCGCGATCGCGCTGATGCGCCAGATCGGCGGCGATCACAGCCAGGCGGTCTTCGCGACCGGCTGGGCGCACCGCCTCGACACGCTGACCAGGAGCTGACCGATGGCCTTGCCGCTGATCCCCCTGCTGCTTGCCACCGCGCCCAGCGTCGTCTCCTGGATCATGGGCGACAAGTCCGGCGGCGCCGTCGCCAAGGTGACGAGCATCGCGCGCGATGTGCTGGGCACCGAAGACCCGAACGAGATCGAGGCCGCCATCGCGCGCGACCCCAATGCGGCGCTGCAGTTCAAGGTCGCGATCCTGCAGGCCGAGGCCGATGCAAGGCGCGGCGAGCGCGAGGAGACGCTGGCGCTGCTGCATGACGTGCAGAGCGCCCGCGACCAGACGGTGCGCCTGGCCGAGGCGAAGTCGCCGATCGCCTACGGCGCCGTGGTGGTGAGCCTGCTCGTGCTGGCGGGTTTCGGCATCATGCTGGCGCTCCTGTTCACGCGCACCGTGCCGCCCGAGCAGAAGGACATCGCCTTCATGCTGCTCGGCTCGCTGTCGGGCATGGCCTCGGCCGTGGTGTCGTACTGGGTCGGCAGCTCGCGCGGCTCCGACGCCAAGAACGCGATGCTGGCCCAGCAGCTCGGCGGCTCGAAGGCGGGACGCTGACGGCGATGGATCTCGAAACGGCGGTCAAGCTCGGCCAGCTCGTCTTCATGGTCGCCCAGGTAGGCGTCCTGGTCCTGATGCTGGTGATGCGCAGCACCTTCGCCAGCAAGAAGGACGCCGGCGCGGCTCACTCCCACGCCCAGAAGGCGCACAACCGGCTCGACGTGCTGGACGAGCGGCTGAAGGGCTTCCCCGGCTACGACGTCACCAACGATCTGCGCGAGGACCTCGCCAATATCGACAAGTCGCAGACCGAGGTGGCGACAGAGGTCCGCATGCTGCGCGCGACTGTCCAGCGGATGGACGACTTCCTGAGGAACCACAAGTGAGCGCGTACCAGGAGCACAACAGCCGACACCGCCGGCTCTCCATCCTGCTCGCCCTCACGGAGGCGGCGGCCTACACCTCGAACGACAGCTACCTCCACATGGTGGTGAACGAGTTCGGCCTGGTCTCGACGCGCGACCAGGTGCGGAGCGAGCTGGCGTGGCTCGCCGAGCAGGGCTTCGTGAAGCTGAAGCAGGTGTCCAGCGCGACCGTCGTGACGCTCACCGAGGCCGGCGGCGAGGTGGCGGCGGGCCGTCGCAGCGATCCCGGCGTCGCCAAGCCGTCACCGCGCGGCTGACATGGCCCCACGCAGCTCGATCGAGATGGATCCGCGCCTGAAGGAGGCGGCCGACGAGGCGATCCGGCGTGGCGGCACGATCGACGAAATCCTCGAGGCCCTGCAGGCGATCGGCGGCGATGTCTCCCGATCGGCGGTCGGCCGCTACACCTACAAGACGCGCGCGAACATGGCGAAGCTCAAGGAAACCCGCGAGATCGCCAAGGTGTGGGCCGACAAGCTCGAGAACGAGCCGGATGGCGACGTCGGCCAGCTTGTCGCGCAAGTGCTCCACATGGTCGCGTTCTGGCAGGCGCAGCAGATGGCCGATGCCGACCCGACCGACAAGGAAGGCCCCGGCCCACGCGAGGTCATGTTCCTGGCGGGAGCCCTGAAGGACATCGCCTCGGCGCAGAAGATCAACGCCGACCGCGTGCTGAAGATCAGGAAGGAGACGGCGACCAAGGCGGCCGATGAGGCCGCGAAGGTCGCGAAGTCGGCCGGCATGACGGCCGACACCGTGGCGAAGCTGCGAGCCGCCGTTCTCGGCACGGCCGCCTGACATGGCGCGGCGGCCCTCTTCGAAAGCGGTTCGAACCGCTGTCCAGCCGATCTCGCTGCCGCCGGAGGATGCTGCCCGCCAGCGCGACATGATTGCAGCGCCGATCGTGGCCGTGATGCCGTTCGATGTCCCGGATGCGCCGTCACAGGACGACGGCTTGCCGATCCTGCTGGGCTACCAGGGCCGCTGGGTCGCCGACACGGCCGACGTGAAGGTCGCGGAGAAGAGCCGCCGCATCGGCCTCACCTGGGCCGAGGCGTTCGACGACGTGATGATCGCGGGCGCCGAGAAGTCGGCCGGCGGCATGAACTGCTTCTACATCGGCTACAATTTCGAGATGGCGCGCGAGTTCATCGCCGCCTGCGCCATGTGGGCGAAGCACCTGCAGCAGGCCGTCATGGCCGCCGCCTCGGGCGAGTTCCTGTTCCCCGACATCGGCCTCGATGGCGAGACGCGCGAGATCAAGGCGTTCCGCATCACCTTCGCCTCGGGCTACTCCATCATCGCCCTGCCGAGCCGTCCGCGCTCGCTGCGCGGCATGCAGGGCGTCGTGATCCTGGACGAGGCCGCGTTCCACGACGACCTGCCTGGGATGATAAAGGCGGCCATGGCGCTCCTGATGTGGGGCGGCAAGGTGCGCATCATCTCGACGCACTTCGGCACAGCCAACGCCTTCAACGAGCTGGTGCAGGACATCAGGGGCGGCCGCAAGCCCTACGCGCTGCACACGATCACGCTCGACGATGCGCTGAAGGACGGCCTGTTCAAGCGCATCTGCACGTCCAAGGGCGAGGCGTGGACGAAGGCCGGGCAGGCCAAGTGGCGCGAGGCGCTGATCGCCAACTATGCGCCGAACGACCCGGAGGAGCTGTTCTGCATCCCGTCGGAAGGCGGCGGCGCCTACTTCACGCTGGCGGCGCTCGAGCAGGCGGCCCGTGAGGGCGTGCCGATCGTGCGCTGGCGGGCGGAGGATGCCTTCGCTCGGCTGTCGGACGAGGCACGCCGATCGGCGGCCCTGCTGTGGAGCTCCGTCGACCTCTCGCTGGCGCTGAAGGCGCTGGCACCGGACGATCCGAGCGCGATCGGCGTCGACTTCGCGCGGTCGGGCGACCTGACCGTCCTGTGGGTCTTCCAGACGGCGCGCAACAACCGGCGACGCACCGGCCTCGTGGTCGAGCTGCGCAACGTGCCCTTCACCGAGCAGGAGACGGTGGCCGCGGCGCTGGCGCAAGGCGTGCCGCGCTTCCAGGCGATGAAGCTCGACGCCACCGGCAACGGCGCCTATCTCGCCGAGCGCATGCAACAGCGGTTCGGCGTCGCGCGCGTCGAGGCGGTGAAGCTGTCGGCCGACTGGTACATCGACAACTTCCCGCGCCTCAAGGCGGCGATCGACGACCGCACCGCCGACCTGCCGAACGATCGCGACATCATGGGCGACTTCCGCCTGGTCAAGCTGGTGAACGGCGTGCCGCGCGTGCCCGAGGGCGACCGCAATCCCGATCGCGGCGAGAAGCGCGGCCAGCGCCACGGCGACAGCGCCATCGCCGCCGTGCTGGCCTATGCCGCCTCGCGCGCCGAGCCGTTCACGACCGAGGGCTACGAGGCGGTGCGCGGCAGCGCCGGCGACGTCTACGAGCCGCCGGCGCAGGGCGGGCGCTCGCGGATGCGCATGCGCGCCGACGATCTCGACGACGACGACGAAGACCGCGCCGCCGACCGGCGCGCGACGTGGTGAGGTGACATGGCTCCGAGGATCATCCATCGCGACCATCGCGGCGAGCTGGTCGATCTCGCGCGGCTCACCGAGGAGGAGGGCGGGCCGACCGTCACCGGCGTGCGCCAACCGATGCCGGAGCATCCGTCGTGGGGCCTGTCGCCCGACGGGCTGGCCGCCATCCTGCGCGACAGCGAGGGCACCGACCCGTCGCGCTACTACGCGCTGCTGGCCGACGTCGCCGAGCGCGAGTGGCACTATCGCGGCGTGCTCTCGCAGCGCCGGGCGGCGCTGGCGCAATTGCCGATCACCGTCGACCCGTATTCAGACAAGGCGGCGCACGTCGACCAGGCCGACTTCATCCGCCGCATCGTGCAGATGCCGGACTTCACGCACGCCCGCTTCGAGCTGGGCGACGCACTCGACAAGGGCATGGCGTTCGGCGAGCTGATCTGGGACACGAGCGCCAGCCAGTGGATGCCGAAGGCGATCAAGCGCCGCGAGCCGGGCTTCTTCCGCTACGACCGCAGCGACCTCGAGACGCCGTTGCTGCTCGACGAGCAGGGCCAGCCGCAGCCGCTGAAGCCGTTCGGCTGGATCGTGCACCGCGCGCGGCTCAATTCGGGCATCCCGATCCGCGACGGGCTCGGCCGCGCCGCCGTGTGGGCGTGGATGTTCAAGAACTTCTCGATCAAGAGCTGGCAGATCTTCCTCGACCGCTACGGGCTGCCGATCCGGGTCGGCAAGTTCCCGATGGGCGCCACGCGGACCGAGAAGTCGCAGCTCCTGGCGGCGTTGCGCAACATCGGCCGCGACGCGGCCGCGATCGTGCCCGAGGGCATGACGATCGAGTTCACCGCGGCCGACGGCGGCCAGGGCGGCGGGGCGGCGTTCAAGGAGAACGCGATTTATTTCGACGAGCAGCTTTCCAAGCTCGTGCTCGGCCAGACCGGCACGACGGACGCCAGCAAGGGCGGCTATGCGGTCGGCCGCGTGCACGAGGGCGTGCGCGACGCGATCGCGCTCTACGACGGGCTGATGCTGTCGATGACGCTGAACCGCGACCTGGTGCGGCCGGCGATCGACCTCAATCACGGCCCGCAGGACGGCTATCCGCAGATCAAGATCGGGCTCGGCGAGCAGAAGAACGTCGAGCTGCTGCTGAAGTCGATCCCGGAGTTCGTGCGGCTCGGCCTGCCGGTCGAAGCCAGCCAGGTCTATCCGCTGCTCGGGCTCACCGAGCCCGCCAAGGGTCGCGACGTCGTGCTGCTGAAGCCGCCGGCGCGTCCAGAGCCGGGCGAAGAACCCGGCGGGCCGCCGTCGCCGGAGGAGGAGCCTCGGGCTGTCGCTCCTGACGACGGCGGCGGCGGTCCATCCGCCCGCGCCCCTGGCCGAAGGGCGAAGCTCAGCGCCGAGCCGGCCCCTCCGGCGGCGCCCGACGCGATCGACAGGCTGGCCGACGAGCTGGGCGACGTCGCGCTGATCGAGGACATGCGGCGCGCGATCGAGGCGGCGATCGACGAGAGCACGTCGCTGGAGGAGCTGCTGGCGCGGCTGGAGGGCATGGCCCGGCAGCCGGCCGGGCAGAAGCTGGTGGAGACGCTGGCGCGCGCGATGTTCAACGCGCGGCTGGCGGGCGAGCTGGGCGCGCCGCTGCGGGACCGGTAGATGGCCGTCGCCGTCGAGTTCAAGGCCCTGCCGCCGGAAGAGGCCATCGCCTTCTTCCGGCAGAAGGGCTACCGCACCAGCTTCAGCTACCTCGACATGATGCACCGCGCCCACAGCGAGGCATTCACGGTGGCGGGCGTGGCTCGGCTCGACGTGCTGGAGGACATCAGGGCGGCCGTCGCCGAGGGCCTGGAGAAGGGCACGACGCTCGCCGACTTCCGGAAGGAGATGAAGCGGCGGCTGTCGGCCAAAGGGTGGTGGGAGCCGAAGGAGGTCAGCGACGACGCCACCGGCGAGGTCAAGACGGTCGATCTCACGACGTCGAAGCGGCTTCGAACGATCTTCAACACCAACATGCGGACGGCTTACGCCGCCGGGCAGTGGACGCGCATCCAGCGCACCAAGGAGGCGCTGCCGTACCTGGTCTATCGGGCAACAGACAAGGGCGAGCGGAACCGGCCGCTGCATCGCAAGTGGGGCGGCCTCGACGGCGGACTGCCGGTGTGCCTGCCGGTCGACCATCCGTGGTGGAAGACGCACTTCCCGCCCTCCGACTGGAATTGCGGCTGCCACGTGCTTCAGATGACCGAGGGCATGCTGAAGCGGCGCGGCTGGAAGGTGTGGGACGAGCCGCCCGACGACGGGCCGCCGCGCATCTTCGTCAACCGGCGCACCGGCGAGCGCAGCCAGGTGCCGGCCGGCGTCGATCCGAGCTTCGCCTACAATCCCGGCGATGGCGCCTATTTCCCCGATCCCGCGCGATACAAGGGCGCGGCGTTCGGCGAGGAGGCGGCGCGGCTCGCCGTGCAGTCGCAGAACTTCGACGACCTGGTCGGGGCGCGCATCAAGGGCGCGGCGCCGGTCGGCTGGGTGGACGACGCGATCGCCGAAGCGCTGGACGTGACGGTGCGGCGGGTCGACCTGTCGAGCGACACGATGGCGAAGCAGGCGGCGCGGCACCCGGAGATCACGCTCGAGGAGTATCGGCAGTTGCCCGAGCTGTTCCGCGCCGGCCTGGTGGTGAAGGACGAGGAGCCGGGCGTGATCCAGCTCTTCGGGCTGCTGCGCGATGCCCGCGGCACGCCACGCGTCTATCGCGCGACGGTGAAGCGGACGGGCTCGGGCGAGGCGCTGTTCATGACGACGTTCCACCGCGTCCGCGGACGCCAGCTCGAGGTGGCCCGGGAGCTGCCGGTCGTTCGCGCGGGGGTGGTGGAGTGAGGGGCGGACAGTGGGGCCTGCAGATCCCCCCACAAATCGGTCAAGCCGTTGCCGGCCAGCCTACCGGATGCAGGGCTCGTCGCCGGTATCGCATCCGCCGCCCCGAATGTAAGGCCGGCGAGTCCGCCCTTCAACCGCCACGGTCGGCCGGCAGGGTGTCGGCATGCGCCTCGCAGCCCTTGCCCTGGTCGCCGCCTTGGTGCCGGCCGCTGCCGTCGCCCAGGACGCCGGGCCGCTCGTCCGGGTGGTCGACGGCGACACGTTCGACGTGCTCCTCGAAGGGGTTTCGACCCGCGTTCGACTGGACCGCGCCGACACGCCCGAGACCGGGTCGCGGGCGCGCTGCCGGCGGGAGGCGAAGCTGGGCGCCGAGGCGGCCGATTGGGTGCGCGCCCAGGTCGCCAGCCGGGAGGTCGCCGTGTTCCCGACCGGGCAGCGCGACCACTACCGGCGGCAGATCGCCCGGGTCACCATCGACGGGGTCGATTTGGGTGATTTGCTGCGCTGGAACGGGCTCGCCGAGGCCTACCCGCTGGGCTACCGGCCAGACTGGTGCGGCGAGCGGAAATCGCCGGCGGGACGGGCACTTTAGGGCTCTCGCGCCCGCTTCTGTGTCAACTGTGCTTCTGTGTCGGGCCACGGCGGCACTTCGGGGCGGTCGGCGTGGCGGCGACGGCCGGCTAAGTCCTTGTTTCGAACGGCTTGTCGGCGAAATGGGCCGATCAGGGCCTCCGGGGCCGAACTGTGCCGCCTGGGCGCCGATCGGCCGGGTGCCGCCACACTTAATGAGTCGGCCGCCGGCTGCCCGCGGGCCGCATCGAGGCGCCGAAAAGCCCGGCTGGCCGCATTTTCATCCCGCTTTCGTCCCGGTTTCGGCCCGCCATGTCCCGCCTCCCGGTGCCGCCAAACCCTCTGTTTCCCTACACTTCCGCGTCGCGGACCGGGGTAGAAAAGACCATGCGCCTGGCCCTGTTCGAACCCGACATCCCCCAGAATCTCGGCGCCTTCATCCGCCTGTCGGCTGGGTTGGGCGTCCCTTTGGACGTGA